CCCAATGTTGTTAGCTCCTGTTGTGTCAGGAAGACCAGAGCCCATAAAGAGCGCAGTAGGGGTCAACTTTATATAGTGATCCCTGCAAACTGCATTCTTTTGGGCTGGGTGCTTAATGATCATCGGTTCGACCATAGCCCGTATGGCCATGTCTGCAATCTCTAATGACCGCTGAGCTTTGATCTTGTGAACGCAGGCAAATAGGGTGGTGACACCTGTGTCATTAGACTCTATGTCACTCTCCCCCATGCTCAAACGTCCATCCTTGACGAAAAACAGTGCGCTGTCGTCACTGAAAACAAGGCAGATGCTCCTCATCTTACCATCCCTCGGGGCGCGCATGCAGAATAACTCAACATAATTGGCACAGTACGAAACGTTCACTATGGAAACGTTCATCAAGTTAATGACCACCGTGTCAGTGCTGGCGTCAGGATCTAAGTCGCGAGCTGAAAAAGCCCGGCATACTTGATACTTCAACCACATTGAATCAAAACCACTCGCCACCACCAAGGAATTATAGTTGACGAACAACCGGCCGTCCTTGCCAAATTTGCAGTCCTCATCCTTGAAGCCCGCTTCTGGACAGGACACCAGTGCTGCCTGTGCATGCCTAAGACGGCGCGCGGGTGTGTCGAATAATGCACTCCACATAAGTTCTCTAAGCGTTTTCAACGGTGACGCTAGAGACGCGTAAATGCGGGATATCTCACGAGTTGTACTCATGACAGATTGTTCACACAGATGGCCGATGTTGCTAGCATTGTTCACAATCGTGCGGGGGTTAACAAGCTCACCGGGGGGAAAAATCCCACCCATGAACTCCTCCACAAAATTCAAATCTTGCCTAGCTCTCGACCCCTGCGTAAACAACTGATCCCACACATCCAGTAACCCTCGAGCTAAACTGCCAAGAGCTTCCTGGAAGCGCCTCCACCAGGACTTATTAACCGTGTCCATGTACCCATTGAGTTGCTTGCGCGCTTTACGCATAATGTCCTCTCGGTCATCATGAGCAACTCCGACATGGGCCAAATTCCCCTGAGAATCCTCTGAATCTGCGTAGCTCTCATTTTCCAACAAGCCCTCCATCCCTGGTTCTGGAAGGTCTCCCTCAAAGATATCATCCGCTGGTCCTCCAGTACCTTGTAACAGGTTGAAGAACGTGGCGGATGCTAATGGTGACTCAAAATCATAATCGACTCCGTTGCGACGGAACCCACTTAGATCTGGCTTCATATTAGTGATCTCTTTGAAGGAAGGCAGCATTTGGTCTTGACAAACCCATGCTTGGTTGGTTATGAGGAAACGCTCATAATCCTGACGGTCCTCTGGTGATTCATCGGCTAAGCCTGATGATCTACTCTTGAGTATTCTTGACAGTGCGAAAGAAACATTCTCCGCTGAATACTCGGGGTAGACAAACTCGTTGAAAGGCCTAATCCGAAAAAAGACTGTTTTTCGGCGCTCTGCACCAACACCATCCACTTTAAACCTTGGCATCCCATTGACCCAATGGAACCCTTTCCCTGACACCTTGAACCAATCACGTCGCACCTCATAACTCTTGCCTCTTGTCTTAACCCCCTTCCATAACATGAAGCTACCTGACGGCTTGACCCCACGAAATGGGTTATCGGGGTTGTAAAGAGGAGTAACAGCGGTTGTGGTAAGCTTACGTGCTTGTACCTCAGAGCTGTAAATGAGTGTGTGATGGAGTATGGCTCGGATCTGCGTGAACAACATATTGTTGCCATCAAGCAAATCGAAGTACCCGGAATTGGAGAGCCTATGCTGGATGGCGGTATGGCGGCTTTCGCCGCGCTTGCCCCCAACCCAGTGCTTGACCTCCGCAGCGTGCAAATCCCTCACAACCCAATAATGGGCATTCGGGAACTCACGTGACACTGCTTGCAGGTGTAAGTGGAAAAAAGGATTCTTTATCGTACACGACTGTTGGTCGTCTTCGAACTTAAGACATCCTGTGTGGTGCTTATGAGCTCCTACTATAGTCATCTCCCGGAACACAAACTGGATCTCATCACCATCTTCCGTGATGATGGGCGCTAACGGCTCATAACCCAGAGTGCAGACCTTATTGTTGTACACATAGTAGTAAGTGCCCTCAATCTCTTGAGCATAACATATGAAGTTATGATCGTCGGTATTGGTATAAGAACCATTATTACCGTTGAGGGGTAGTGTGAGAGCTAATTTCCTTATAACTCTCAGTGAGACTTGGTAGCGACCTCCTAGGCATGGAACCTCTATGACATCGTCTTCGAGAGCCACTGTGGTATACCACAGGGTGACCAACACAAATGAGTCTACAAAGTAGTCATCATGCGATGGAACGACCGGTTCAGGGTCGCCTCGATCTGAGTAAAGGTCCACATCAAATCCAAAGAAATCGGAAACAACACAGTACAACTCAAACGCTGTCAACAAATCCACTGCTTCAAACTCTAATGAGCCTGATACGCCGAGAATCCTGTAGGCAACGTCGTCTGAACCGGTCACTTCCCCGTTAGCACCATTTAACTGGGACCGACGGACATCTAAATCTCTACCTAGCACTCCACCAGCAGCAGATGACTCTGCTGCTCTCCGTGCGGCTCTCTTCGCGTTGTTGGACTCCTTATAGGCCACAACCTTCCGGGACCTTGCCGAGTTTGGGTCAGGCGCTTTTAATGTCATCCTGGCCTTATTGGCATTCCTAGAACGGCGTATAGCCTGTCTTAGC